TACTTCCTCGAATGATACACCTGTTCGTGTAGCAACGAAGGTTAGACCGATGAAGTTAATTGATCTTGCAGGTTTAATGAATATGTCTGCAACAAATTCATTGTTATCTATGATTGCAGCAGTGTTATTTGTTTCATCACATATAACTCTGAAATCAAAGATTCCTCGTTTTGCCTGTACATCACGAAGGAATGGTTCAACAATGTTCACAAAGTTTGTTCTTGTGATTTCATCATTGAATTCAAACATTTGATCTCTTGCAGCACCAGATATTGCATTTTCAAGGAAAATAAACAATCTACGAACGTTTATTCTGTCAAATGCAGATGCTTTTCCAAGTGCAGTCTTATCACCAAAGAGAACTATGCCTCCGCCAGGTGAGAAGATAATTGGATTGATTCGGTTTGAATACAATTGATCTCTCTGTGTTTGAGATGGGTTGTATGTCAATTTAACTGCATTAAGTATTGCACCTCTTGCAGTTCCCGCTGGTGAGAACCAAGGGAAGTTGTTAATGTCATTTCTTGCACATAATCCAGCAATGTCTCCATTCATTGGAACATATCTGAACGTATCTCCAAATCTGTCATACATGTATTTGTAACCACTATCAAATACTGCGAATGATGAGGAAGCAACAGGAGCATAGAAACCAATTACGTTATCTGTAATTTGAGAATCATTAAAGACTGTTACTGTTCCAGCACTACCATCACTGAGGAATGCTCCTCTATGAGGTGAAATGAATGCAACTGAATCTTTTCTGATTTCTGCTACAGAAATTAATTTATTTGCAAGTGACTGAACTGTTTCTTTTGTGTGATTACCAGATCCCATAAGAAGGAAGTCTGCAGAATATAGATTGTTATCTTCAAATAACTCATATCCTCCAACTAATCCTGCTAATGTCACTGAATATGAACCAGCAGCAGTATCATCTGTTCCACCATCGTAGTTTTTACCACCACTTAGTGTTAAAGTAGTTGCACCAATACCAGCAAAGTTAATTCCTTGTGCGTTTTGATCCCAACCTACATCAGATGAAAGTGTAAAAGTGCCAGATGCAAATGATGTTGTTACAATTCCAGCAGGTGCTCCACCAGCAAAAATGTTTGTTGAGTTATTGTAAGTATACTTTCTCCAGTATGAGGGTGATCCTAATGAATATTCACCATCCTTTGCTTTTGAAAGTGATAAATGCTTCTCTAAAATAGTACCTGCATTACCACTTACCTTTCCTTCATCATCAATGACAACAACATGGACTTCATCAAATTTTGATTTCCTTGCAGATGCAAAGTTTGAAGTACCAGGACGATCTGAAATATTATTCCAGTTTATTGTTGAATTTGATAGTTGAATTGACTGCTGATCAAACCAATCAACACTTGAACTTGGTGTTCCAGTCGTATATGAGGATGATGCTCCAGTAGTGTGAATCGCAACTGCAGTATTTCCAAACTTGTATATACCATTTGGTTGGTATGTTACATCTGTTGAAACACCTGCATTTGTTAATGATTCTAATATCTTAACCGATACTTTAGTACCATCAATTTGTGTGACAATACCTTTGAAGTAACCAGTTAGTAATGATGTTGAACCAGAACCTGCTACAACTGTATTTGCTGGAACTGCTTGTGTAATACCATAACCAACTTGTATATTTGTTGGCAATGAACTGAATGTTAATATTTGATCTGCTAGATCATCAATAATAGCAACCTTTAAGTTATTTGCCCATGAACCAGGATTTCTTGCAGCAACAGTTACATTAGTAATTGTTGATCCATCATATCCTAAATCGTTATAGTTTTCTGTGCTTTTGATCTTAATGCTTCCTGCTGTTCCAGAAAAAGCATTTTTTAGATCAGTGTCGTCTGCTCTTACTATCCTTAATGGACCACCGTAAGCTAAGTATGAGGATGCTGTCATCCAGTACTCATAATGCTTATCAGTAGAAGAGGGTTCTCCAAAATTATCTAATAAATCTTGCTCTGTCTCCACCAAAATTGGAAGGTCAACTGCTCCTTTAGCAAATGGGCCAACAAGAGCACCAACTTTGTCCGATGCTGTGTCTACACGACCAACGGTTAAGTCTACTTCTCTAACTACAATTCCAGGAGATGCTAAATTTAGTGGCATCTTTGTTCTCCGAATCTCAGATTATTTCTGAAATTATTTATTAAAATATCCTTTTTCATGTAGCCTACATGCATTATAATACTTGAATAACACCATTGCAATCAGGAATATCTTGCATAATTTTATTTTCTATACCTTGTTTAAGTGTCATTGCACTCATTGCACAACTTGTACAAGCACCACCTAATCTGACTTTAACATAGTTTGTACCTTCCTCTATCTCTACAAATTCTACAAATCCCCCATCTGCTTCAATGTAAGGAGCAATCTCAGATAAAGATTCAATTACATTACTAGCAGTTAAGTCCATTAAATTCCATTCCAGAAGGTATCACCTATTGGTTGCATGTTTCTTGATATAAAATATAATCCTAAATTACACACAAACCAATTAATATTAATTACCCAAGTCTGTCTCCACAAATACTTTCGATTTGTTTCGACAATAAAAATATTTCTTTGATTATCTGTTTTTTTAATAAATTGTTCTAACACTAACGCAATAACAAATCCTATTGCATATATGTAAAAAACAAAGTTTAAAAAACTAGAACTGAAAAGTAAAGCTGAAATCATCTATAGTCCCACATGTAAGAACGATCACCGTATTCATCAGTATGCCACACTTCACCGTCTTTGTCAACAAACTGACTATCTTCTAATCCAGTTTCAATAAAACCAAAAGGTGCCATGTCTTGTTCGATTTGATTCTTTTGTTCTTCATATATTCTCTTTCTTATATCATTATCGGTCATTTCTTTGAAATATTCTTGCTGAACTAACCATGCAAATATCACCAAACACATAGCCAAGTCATCATTACATCCCTCTTCTGCTTCAAATGAGTTGTGTTTTTGTGCAAATGTAGTCAATTCTGATATGATTTCATAGTCGCAAGTGATTAACTTATGATCTTCAATTAGTGTTTTCAGGTTACTGCATCCTAGTTTTTTCACTGATGCAGTCGTTCTAACACCCAATTGAGTTTTCTTACCTGAAAACCCCTGACCAACTATTTGACCATTTCTTCCTCTCATCGACGCCATAAGTATGTTTTCATATTCAAGATCATACTGAAGTATGCTGGCAACTTGGTCTCCTATGTCATTTACTTCAACTAATATGTAAGCATTATTAAATCCCTTTGCTACATCAAGTATTACATTTGGAAATAGCATAGGTTTAATTTCATTATTTCGATACTTAGCAACTACTTTATATGGAAACTGAGTTACGTCAAATACTATAAATGCAGAATAGTCATTACCAAGACCTCTTGCTACGTCAACTGTAGTAATATAATTATGATCTTTTTCTGGTTTTTCGTAGATATCTAATCCAGCATTCTTAGTAATTGGGGTGTCATATACCATATTTCTCAATATGGAAGGTGCTATCAATGTATTAATTGATCCTAAGAACTCACATTCAAACTCAACTTTAAATTGCTGCTCTGATGTGTTTGCAATTGTCTGCTCTTTCCATACGTCATCTCTACCTGGTACTTCAGACCAGTGAACATCTGTTGGGATATATTCGTTCTTTCCTCTTTCAGCATCGTGCCAATACCTATAAAAATGGTTCATTCCGTGAGGAGTGGAAACCATTATGACTTTGGTGTTTTTACCAGAAGTGATAGTAGGATATACTGAGGCAAAGAATGACTCAGCAATATGATTAGGAACAAAGGCGAACTCATCCAGAAAAAGAATGTTGAAAGACATACCTCTGACAGCAGAAGCAGACGTACTTGCAGCGAGTATTTTTGAACCATTTTCTAACTCCAGTGATCCCTTATTCCAAGATATGATACCCTGTTGCATCCATTTAGGTAAATTCTCATATGCAGTTTGCAATCTACCTAATAAATCACGGGCAGTTGCTGCTTTGTTGGCAAGAATACCAATATTTGTACTATCATTAAAAACCGCATAATGTAAAAGATATGATACAGATGTGGTAGATTTACCAGTCTGTCGAGGCATCTTACATATGTTAAAACGATTCTCGTGAAAGTTTCTAATTAACTTCTCTTGAAAATCATAAGGATGAAACTGAGTTAGTCCTTCATCAAGAGAAACAATCTTAATATATTTTCTTGCAAAATAAACTGGGTCATTCTTACATTTGATAAACTCAATGACCTGTTCCTCTGTAAATTCATGAGGAGTATTTGCTTTCTTTAAATTAGGATTACCAAGGTATACATTATCATTCATAATTTATCAGCAGTTCCACTTACGAAGTGACTTATTAATTCTTGAATCTGGATCTCTAGCAGTCTTTGCAGAGGTTAATTTCTTTTTCATACCTTTCATTCTAGAACAGAATGACTTTCTTCTGTTTGCTGCTTTTGATCCTTTCTTTAACTTAGACGGTTTTGTAGTAACAGCAGTTTTTAATTTAGAACCAGGATTCGCAGCACGATAAGATGCTACACCTTTTTTATTCAGTCCACCTGACTCACTCTTACCTGCCTTTCTTTGCCAAGCAGGACTCTTGGCTTCTTCAATCTTTTTTGAGTCGTCCTTACCCTCATAACCCAGTTCATCTCTCCAGTTAGAAAACTCTTCTGCCTTCACACAGTTTGGATATCTCTTCCCAAACATAGTTTTCATACCTTTCTTTTTATAACCTTTCCAACACTTTTCATCTAATTCAACTTCTTCATACTTATTTCTACCTGATGGTGAAGGTTGTGTACTATCAAAATGAGGATTGTTTTTAGCAGCATCAGATTGTGCATCTCTTTTCTTAGTCAGCATTTTTGCTTTCTTATCGAGATAATTCTTCATTTCAACTGATTCTGATTTATTACCCCAGTTTGCAGCACCGACTTTACGACATTTAACTAATGCACCTGATGCATATGCACTTGGCCATACAGAGTATCTTGATTTAACCTTGTGATAGCAAGCATCTTTTGATCCACTACCCTTACCTTTTTTATCTTTTGCTTCTCCTAATACTATTTCATCTCCAACTTCCACGTTGTTTTCTGTGAACCAACCACGATTTGCTTCGATTGCAAATAATACTTTGCCATCAGAATATACGGGCAATGTACTATAAGGAGTTAATTCTTTTATACTTTCAACAATTCCATCCTCTCTTACAAATGCAATATCAAGTGGAATACGAGTATTCTTCATATGGAATGAATGTTGACCTACTTCCTCAAATATAAAGAGCATTCCCTTATCAATATCTAAACTCTCACGGAACATAAGTCCAAGTCTAAATGTACCATCTGTATGAGGTATTTCTACTTGTAATGGTAAATCAATATACCCTTCACTTGTTGTAGTTGTATGTTGCTCGTCAGGTGTATTTGATGTAAGATTTTTCTTAAGTTGTTTCTTAGAAATCTTTGGTCCTCCTATTGGATCACCATACTCATCTCTTTTTACATCTTCATTCATTTTCTTCTTTTTATCAGTTGAAACGTATGTTGGTTTTGCAGCACCAGATTTTCCTTGTTGACCAGGATCTGCTTTCTTCTTTCTTCTTGAGGCAGAGAGTCTTTCTGACTTACTCATACTAGCACGTTTTGAAGATGATACACATTTAGGTGTACCCTCACCAGGTTTGTCACTTGCACAAGTTCCTCCAGT